TTCTGAATCAATTGCATCGTCTGCAATATGCTCATTGTCAATGCTTCCATCTACATAATGAACACTATCAATACCATTTTCTAAAGCTGTTTTAAGGTGAGCTGCAGTAACAGCACCAGTAACACTATTAACGCTTGTTACTCCACCAATAGGAACAGACCAAGAGTTATCTCCACGAAGGAAGGTTGTACTGGAAGCTGTACCTGAAGCACTAAGCTCTGCCACACCAACGGCATCATCTGCCATCTTAGCATTTGTAATACTATCACTAGCTACGTCAGAGGCAATAATTGTACCTGCTGCTATCTTAGCTGTGGTAATAGCATTGTCTTTAATATGTGCGGTATCTACTACGTCATCAGAAGGCGTACCTATATCTACATTCTGTCCTTGGTATACTGCCCAAAAAGTATCTCCAGAAGCCGGAGCTGAACTGAATACTACATTTGATCCAGATACCTTAAATCCGTTTGTGCCAGTGTCGTCTGGCTGTTGCATAACTCCATTAATACCTACCAAGAGTTGTCCTGATTTGGCTGGAGTTATAGCAATACTACCTGATGTTAGAGCGAAGGATACTAACGATCCATTAAAGCTACTAGCTATAGTATCTACTATCTGATAGTTGCCTACGTTAGCAGGACTGTTACCTATGTATGCCATGTATTACTCCTATACTGTTGCTGCTTTAAGTTGGTCAAGGGTAGTCATACTATCCACTTGAACTGTTATATCTCGTAGCCTCTGCTTCTCTGTAACGATAGCTGTAGTTGATGAACCAGTTTCTAATGCTCTGCTAAAGAGAATGTCTTGTTCTTCAAAGAGAGGTTTACGGTCTGCTCTAAGTCTGTCCTTTGTTATAGTTTGAGCCTTACTAAAATTAACCTCCATTGGCATCGTCATACTCCTGTTGTGTTATCTTGTTATATTTGAGTTGGTCATCAAGACTTAAATCCTCTGAAGTCTTTTCACTAGCACCAGCCACATATTCCCAAGCCATTCTGAATGTTCTGTCACTTAAATCAGCATCTGTAATCTCGTACTTAGTTCCTGTGGGTAAGTCTTTGTTGGCTATGTGAATTAGCTTCTCTTCGTCTGTGCCTTCTAGTTGTGCTAGGAATTTAGGTGCTGGAATCATTTGAGCAAGTGTTCCGTCATTGTCATAAATTATTGCCATATTAATCTCCAAATACCACTATACTTCCCCTACCGGGGTCTGCTAAAGAATTATTCTCATATTTAGTTAAATTACCAGAACAAGATGTTGTTTTTCCAGTAATTGATACTGATGTATTACAATTACTATTAGATGTTTCATTCATTGTTGTGTAATTAACCACAAAGTCAGTATTACCTAAAGCATTACTAAAATTTACTCTATGTATTCCAGTTTCCATATCAGTAATAGAACTACAATTATGGCTGTCTATAAGTGCTGGAGTACCAGTTCCATTAAAAAACGCCCAAGCCTTCGCAGTAAATTGCGACAAGCCTCTGCCATCTGATGTAAGAGTCAATCGTGTAGTATCGTCTGTTTTTAATATAAAATTGTGTCCAGTTGATGTACCTAGATTCATTCCTCTTGAGGTTGTAACATCTGTATATTCTATATTTGCTGTAACATTTTCAGAACCAATACTCCATTCTTGAAGTACCTCGTCAGTAGTAGCACCGGCACTAACTGTACCTTTAACATCTAATATAACAGCGGGAGTTGCTTGACCAATACCTACTCTATTATTACCACCATCAACAAATAGCATATTAGCATTACCATCAGACTCTACTCTGAAGTCTACATCAGCACCAGTATCATTAATTGTTACTGCACCATCAGGGTCAAAGGTAGAGAGTGTTGCAGTTTCATCGGGTAGTGTTATCGTTCTATCCGTTGAAGTATTAGGAGCAGTAACTGTTATAACTCCACTTCCTGAAGCGTGTCCTTGAATTTTTACTTTAGCCATCTATAACTCCTATGCGATTACCCAAGTGCTGCCACTCGGAATTGTGACTGAATACCCACTAGAAACTGTTATCGGGCCGGCTGATAATGCGTTGTAATCAGTTGTTATTGTTAGATTTGAAGAGATAGTATGTGTATGCTCAAAAAAACCTAGGGTTACTCCACTAGCACCAACAATAGCTGTACCATCCGCCCTCGTATAATTTATACATTGAACTTGATTAGCAGCGGTCGATTGGAAAGTTGCTACATCTCCTGCTGCTGTCGTTATGTTTGCCTCTCCCGGCAAGTCTAAATTAGTAGCGTGATGTGTCATTGTTAATACACCATCAAACTGTAATGTGAATTGTCTATCGGCAGCAGTAGTTATTACTGCAAAGTTGGTAGTTCCTGTTACATCAAAGTAATCACCATCTGTATCAAGGACTAGAGGCGAAGCAGATGTTAAATCACCACCTTTCTCAGTCTGCATATAGTTACCATTCGCATCTAAAAAGCCACCTAATTGTGGTGAGGTATCACCCACTAAATCTGTAGTTACTGCTACCCAAGAGTTATCTCCTCTTAGGAAAGTAGAACTTGATGCTGAACCTGTTGCACTAAGCATAGCAATATCTACCGCATCGACTGCAATAGTAAGAGCAGTAGCTCCAGTTACATCTCCAGTATGTGTAGCATTTGTTGTCTTAGCTGTATTAGCAGCAATAGCACTGTTAATTGAGTTAGCTAGTTTATCTGCTGTAACTGCATCATCTGCTATATGAACTTCATCAATACTTCCGTCAACATAATGAACACTATCAATTCCATCCTCTAAGAGAGTTTTTATTTCTGAAGCACTCTGGTCTGCTGTAGCACCATCTTCTACATTAGCAAATGTCAATACTTGTGCTTTAGTTAATTCTTCAATGACTCCATCAGCACCAGATACTCTACCTAGTATTCGTTCATCAGCAGAAACATTCTGTATCTTTGCGTAGGTAACTTGGTCATCTACCAGTAAATTAGCAATGGTAACTTTCTTAGAAGTACCACCATCATTAATTAGTAATTCTTCCGCACCATCCGTTGTAGTTAATGCTGATAAATCTGATACTTTAGTTTGTGCCATTCGTTACTCCGTGATAATATAGTGAGGTGTTGCTGGGTCAGAGGCTTCTATAACTAGATAGTAGCCACTTAAATGCTCCATCTCTATTTCTGTTGCAGCAGTATAAGGAGGATGAAACACTAAATCCCAATCCCTTCTATTTTTCAACATAGCTAGAGTTTTAGCTTTTCGCCATTGAAGTCTACCATCTGGTTTAAAACCTTTTACTAAGGGTCTAATTTTACCTCGTCTATCAATTCGGTTCTTCTTCCTATTGACTACGACTGCTAGTTTAATCTTCTTAGTAGCCATTAGAGTCTACCAAACAATTTCTTACGACCTGCCTTCTGTCTATCAGATAAACTTCTTAATTCATCTCTGAACTTTTCTACGAGAGGAGCAAATTCTACTTGGTGAGCAGTGTTAGTATTTCTTTTAATGACTGAACCGGTAGAAATCTCAGGTGCTTTAGTAGCTGTTCTCTTTCTTTCATCCGTTTTGACACTGAACATCCCTCCCATCCTATCTTTTAAATCTTTCATCTCTGTCTTCAAACCTTTTTCGTGAGACTTAGATTTAAGTTCTGGTCCTGTATGCTCTTTAGGTTTATTTTCCATATCCATTTCAGAAGCTAATTCAGATTCATCTGAAGGAACTAGAGTATCTAACATATTCATTAGCTCTTCTATCTCTTCATCTATCTCTTCTGTACTCTCTACTTCCTCTGGAAACTGAAGACCATTCTCTTCTACATAGGCTTGAATCTCTTCTGGATTAGCCCCGGGATTTTCTCTCTTATATACCTTTTCTAATATTTGATTATAGAGTAGACGTAATTTTTCCTTGAACGCTGAAAGTTCTAGGCTACTTGTAGAGTCTTCTAATATATGTGGCATATTATCCTGTATAAGATTGATTTGGTATCATATGTTTCTTTCTATGCTTCTCTCTATGATTCCACAAGGTATCTTGATTACCAAATGTAGGTTTAACAGCGGATACTGAGTAGATACGCTTGGCTTTCTTACCACATTCAGGGCACTCAAAACCTAGTTTACTCTGTTCGTATGAACACCACTCCTCAAAAGTGTGGTCACTATTACATTGAAATTCATAAATAGGCATAGTTATCTCTTCTTTCGTCTCTTAGTCCTTTTAGGTGGTCTACCCCTAGTCTTTCCATATGTTCCTACTCCCCAAGGCATATGTCTACTCCTTATAATTAACTAAATGAAACCCCCTCAGATTAGAGGGGGCTAGGGTTTAGCTAACTATTAAGTACCCGGAACTACAAACGCAACGCCTGCGCCATCACGTAGCTCTCCAACGCCATAAATTGTGTCACTTGTAAACAAGTCACCAAGATATTGCTGCTGGTACTGAGTCTGCGAACGCACACCAACTTGCTCTGCTAGAGCTAGAGCATCTTTGTGCATAAGCACTCCGACTCTATCAGTAGCAGTATTAGCTGTTGTAGTAGTAGGGCAGTTAGAGCTAATGAACACATCTACACCGTAGATTTGTCCAATCTTGCCAGTCTTAATAGCATCACCAGAACCAATGAACTGTTGTTCAGTGAATCTTGCGATACCTAACATATCGTTAGCGCAGATAGGCGGAACTACTAATGAACGATTGTCCATTGGTACGTCTGCGTTGTCAAGTAAAAGCAATAACTTTCTAATTCCAGCATCTGTAATATCTGCTGCATTAGATGAGTTACCCGTATAAAAAGATGCACCGGTTGAACCGATGTATGCTTTTTCCCAAGCTGCTGCATTAGAACCACCAACTGTTCCGGCTTGTAAACCTTCCCACAAAGTGACTAAGTCAGTGTCAACTTGCTTAGCTAAAGAATATCCCGCATCGTCCGTGTAAAACTTGCGGAGGCTTGAAAGTGCTTGAACCTCAGTGATATCCTCGATTAAGACAGAGTATTCATAATGCTTATCAATCGAAAGATTGGTTACGCTATGAGTGTCACCCTGAATGTATACTTTTGTATTTGCTGCTTTAGCTGTCGCTGAACCACGTACCGGTGTTGGAATGTGAATTGTATCACCTTTCTTACCTTTATGATTTAAGCGAGTAACTAAATTAGCGACCACCAAGTTCGACTTATACGCTGCAATAGTTTCATCAGACCATAGTTCTGGTATGAAATTTGCACCTGTAGTAGTCGTTTGATGGTTAGTGCCTATAACACCTGTTGCCATAAATTACTCCTGTATAGTAATGTTAATATTATTTGACTCTTCCTTCTGCATAGGCATTGTATATTTCATCAGCTAAGTCTGCATATCTATTAGGGTCACTCTGTTTTAATCTTATGAGGTCTGCTCTTCGATATATTTTCTTACCCGCTGTAGATTCCGATGATACTCTGGATTCGGTCTTACCAGCTTTTAGGTTCTTTTTTCTCGTAGCTTTTTGTTTCTTTTGAACTTCAGCAGTCTTATCAATCATAGAACGCTCTTTCCAGTGCGTCAATAATTCATCGGCTGCATCATAGTCATACTTATCAGCTTGTTCAAATAAGTTAACTCTAAATTTACTAGCTTTAACCCAATCCTGAAAATTAGAATCTTGTACAATCTCTATATAATCCGGATGAGTCTGTTCCAGTTGTCCTTTGCTAGTATCTTGCGATTGTTTAGCTTGGAACTTTTGGAACTCCTGAAACTTCGGATGATTCTCTATTAAAGAATTGACCGCTTTATTGGGGTCTTCAAAAAAATCACTCTCTGTCTCATTGTTTGAGTTTTCTGTTTGTGAACTTGTCTGTCCGTCATTTCTAGATATTTCGGCTTTGAGGAAACTATCTGAGAGATTTCTTAACTCACCAATCTCTTGGCTCTTACGTCCAAGTTCTTGTTCTAAGTTCTGATAACTCTTAACTATATCCTCTACACTCTTACCTGAGAATTTATCCGGGATTTCAAAAGCAGGTTCTTCTGTTTCTGCTCCTAAATCTTGGGTTTCATCTGGTTCTACCGTGTCTTCTACCTCTACATCTTCTGAAATTACATCAGGGTCTACTACTATACTGCTCATATCACTGCCTCCGTCCCTCTAGGGATTATGAAGTTTTAAAAATGATGACGCTATAAATCTAGTTCTGTCATCGCTGTTTTTGTCGCCTCTTCTAAAACAATCATCTGTCTTAAAATCGACAACTGACCTCTAGCGAACCAAAGGTCTCTTTCGTTCTCAATAGAATCTATTCGTTTTACTGATTCGGATAGAGTTTTTAATTCTTCAATTAAGTCTATCCATCCATCAGTCCCGACTAGATTTATTCTATTGTCATAAAATTCTTTATCGTCTGTTACCACGATTTATCCTTGCAACTTCTCCGTTGCTGATGCTATATTTAAGAGAGTTTCAGACTTAAGATGCTCTACTTCAGGAATATTTCTCATAGTTTCACTATGAACATTCTCTGTGTCCGCCCTTAGCTTATCAATAGCTGCTAAGTCTTTCTGTAGTTTAAGGAACTTCTCTTGAATCTTCAATTCATTAGGCTGTGCTGCTCCTGCTTCTGCTGCATTCTTCATAGCTTTAGTCTGCTCTTCTTGAGCTTCTGCCATAGTCTTCTGTATTTCAGCTTGCATTTGCTGTAATCCTAGTTCTTTAGCCATCTGTTCCATTTGCTCTTCTTCAGGATTAGGTTGCATACCCTCCATAAGAGCTTGTACTACTTGGTCTCTATTGTGCATACTAGAGTTCTGGAATACAGATAGTAATATCACATTAAATGCAGGAGAATCTTTAGGTATAGCCTGTAACAAACTTACCATCTGCTGTGATTCTAACTCTTTAGCCATAATACCCATAGTAGAATAAGGTACAAACTTATAATCTGCGACAGGATATCTAGCTTCATCAAACTGTACCTTCCTCCAGAGACACTTATTAATCATAGGGATTAAGAATGTATTTTGGAAGTTCATCAGTGTACGCTTCTGTCTCTTAATGGCAGAAGACTGTTGCATAGACATACCAGCAGATGTAGCTCTTTCTGCACTCTGTTGCGTTGAATCAGCAGAACCAGTACCCATTTGTATCATATTCTGTAGACTAGCTACTTGATTATATGTATTCTGGTCAGTGCTTCCTAAACTTAGAGGCATAATAGCCTGTCTAGGGTCTCCATTAGTAAGGATTGTCTTGCCGGGACGAACCTCTAGCTTGACACCTCTCGGTAATCTGGTGGCATCTGCTGCCATCATTGGTGTAGTTGTTAGTGCTAGAGAGTCTATTCTCGCTCTCATCTCTGCATCTAAAGCCTTCTGTGGATTGAAACCTTTCTCACAGACTCCTCTACCCCAGAATTTATTTGGGACTATATCGTGTTGATAACTGACGAAAGGTCTATCTTCCATCATAAATGGATTACGTTCTGCTCTTAATATATGACTATCATTAGCTATTGTAACTACTGCTTCAACTAATTCATCTTCATTATATTCAAAATCATCCATAGATTCATTCTCTTCTAAGAATCTAGCGGGTACTTTACCCCAATATTCAGTAATTTTAATCTGGTCTGAAGCATCTGCTCTAGAAGATTCAGGGTCGAAACCCTTCAATCTCTCCATATTATAACTACCTTCTATAGGTATATCTCTATATGTACCATTTTCTATACCCTCAATTATACTATGTCTGGGTTTAATAACTTCGTGGGCGACACCCAATGCTTCTTTTATACTTGTGGCTGAAGGGTCGATTAAGAACTCTTTAGGACTGATAGCTTCTACTTTAACATCAACAACAGTCTCTTCTTTCATTATTCTTTGGGTTGTCATAGTCCCTTCAACAGGAACTTCTACTGGATACTTCCAAGTATTCTCTTCTACAGATATCTTTCCTATCCCTGTACCATACACCGCACCGTTGAGAAAGACTTCACATAGGGCATCCTTCGCACCTGTAGATTCTAAGTCCTCTTGTAGCAGGTTACGTACGTATTCAGCATCTGAAGGGTCTTGGTCCAACATATCATCCTTGATATCAAACCATTTCCCACGTCCAAATGTAGCCTCTTCGATTTCTGCGACTGAGGATTCTACCGCTTGTTGTAAAGCAGGTGCTATCAATCTAGATTTCTCTGATTGTCTGGTCTTATCACTAGCCGACCATATACCTCGCCATAGACGATAGTATTCATCCCAAGAATCTAGATAATTGGAATCTCTATGATTCCGCCACTCTTCTAAACGAGAGCTCAACCATCCAGCCAAGCCTTGAAATTTAGTTTCCGAACCTTCAATCATATTTAATATCCTGCAATTTCATCATAAGGTTTCCATTCCTCTTCTAATTCTATTGTGTGCATAAAGTCTGCTACACTTACTTGGTCTATATAGGCGAGAGCATCGATAATGTCATCGTGACTCTGCTTGCTGGGGAAGTCCATAAGCTGACTCTCCAGTTCACCATTCCACCTAGGGTCTCTATTAAATGTAATCTTCCCGTGCTCTAGTCGACCTTGTAGAGCCCAAGTAATTCTATCCGCTTTCTTCTTGCCACCGTGGGTTACATCTGTAATCACAACCCATCTACCTTGTGTTCTCATCTCATCTTCGAGATAAGGAAGTATGGCATTCTTTAACGCACCAGATTCAATTCCTACAATAGTTGCTTCATTTTCAATCGCAGCCTGTAATATTTTAGTAGCAGTTGCTTTAATATTCCACCTACCGTGGAGTATATCTTTAACCCACCATCTATCACCTGAGATTTTAACGATAGCAATAGCAGTTTCATCTAACTTACTACCCTTGATACCACGCTCTTTCTCAACCTGTTCAAAGCCCGCAGGGTCAACCGCAATAACGTAATTGCCTTCTTCTGGCTCATCTTCATCATACTTAATCCATTCATTTTTAAATATACCACCCGTAAAAGACACAAAACTAGCTTCAAACTCTTGTTTAAAGGCTTGGCTAGACATAGTTCTTCTAGCAACTTCTACCTCTTTAGGGTCAATTAGAGGGTTATCTACAGTTGTATACTGAAATGTCTCCCAATCTTCATCCTTTTCTGCTTCTAGAAACAAGTCATAGAAGTGATTCTTGCCTGCTGGAGTGCCAATAAAGAGTGCACCACCTGCCACATCTGCCAGAGTAGGACGAATTATCTGTTCCCACACCTCAACCTTCATATTAGCGTACTCATCGAGGACGACATATGCAAGCCCTATGCCCCTCAGAGTATCAGGTCTATCTGAACCCTTCAAGCTAATCCTTCTACCATTAGTAAGTTTCATAGTAGCTGTATTTTCGTGGGTAGTCTCTATAAGGTCTGTCCCTTGCAGGAGTTCCTTGAGCATATTCCACATAATATCTTTAGCTTGCTGGAAAGTAGGACCTATATAGAAGACATCCTTACTATCCGACTGAAGAGCCTTAATAATAAGTATCCAAGCTGCTAGTCTAGACTTACCAAAGCGTCTACCCGCACTTACTACCTTAAATCGGGCTGTACTGTTGAATATCTCTAGTTGTGCCGGATGTAATTTAACATCTAGCTCTCTAGCCATTAGCTATACTTACTATCGTTTCATCTATAGTGGCTTCATCTATTATTACTCCATCTTCATACGTTAGTTCTTTCTTATCTTTTTCCTCTATTTCTATCCTTTTAGTTTCCAGAGCACCAACATTAATAATTATATTACCTTTATCTTCTGATGACCTAAATTCAACTGCCTTTGTAGTAGGAATAATCCTATCCATACACATTTTAAGACAAGTCCTGTCACCTTCGAGTGCTAAGTCTATAACCTTCTGTACTATCTCAGGTCCTTTGTTAGACATTAACTCTCTACTTAGAGCTGTAAACTTGTTCACACTGCCTTTAGGTCTTCCGTCTGGATTAAGAGACTTCATACCTTTATATAGGTTAGGCGAACCTTTGTGTTTTGAAGACATATCCTATTCTCTCCTTAGTTATACTATAGTTCACTAAAAGAGAAATATTTAGAATGATAATAAAGGTTATTTCTAAGTGAAGCCTTTTAGGTGAATCTTTAGACATTGATAAAATCTTATCTATAGTAATATTATAGCATACTTTCTTACAAATGTCAATAGTAAGAGCTCAATTAATACTTAAGTCCCTCCCCGCATCTCCAGATTTCTAGAAATACTCTAGTAAACAGCAGAAAATACCCAAATTCTCTCCAATCTGCGTTTGATACACCATTAAATTCCCAAACATAGCCAATGAGCCTCCCCTAGGGCACTTGTGGTATATATACAACAGATGTTGCACTTATGAGACAAATGTGTCGTATAAATACAACAGGTGCTGGTGTGTCTCATAAATACAACAGATGTGTTGCATAAATACAACATATGTTGCATAAGTGAGACTGTAGTATTAATACAACAAGTGTCTCATAAATACTACAGTTGTTGCATAAGTGGTACTGTAGTATTAATCCCACAGATGTCTCATAAATACAACAGATGTTGCATAAGTGAGAAGAAAGAGAACGTGAGTATGAATATTTAGCCTTGTCTCTTTAATATAACAGATGTAATATTAATACAACAAGTGTGTTGCAATAGTACAACAAATGGCTTAGACCTCTAACACATAGCCTAAATCAAGAGATTATACTCAAGTGGTATAGTAGTACCACTTAGAAATAATAGTGGCTCAGAAAGTAAAATCAATTATTATTATTATAGTTATATCATTAGCAAGGTTAGTAACAAACGTCCAAATTTGGGGCATTGTTGGGCGTATTTGGATATATTGCTACATTATTAAGCAATAGCACCATAATTAGACATACATATATATAGGTATAGAAAAAAGTTAAATGTTTAACTATTTATATCTATATATTTATTTAGTTAATTTAGTTGTTGACAGGTTGCATTTATGATATATAATATTACCAACACCAACAAAAAGAGGTGTTAACTTTTAAACTAAATGAGACGATTATGAAAACAACAAAAAATGAAAACACGATACATATATACGCAGTTAGAGATATTATTAAGATAGCAAAAATGTTTGAAAAAAATACTGGTGGTCTTGAGTTGCAATGTATAACTTTAAAAAAGACTGATTTAAAATTTATCAAAAACGATTTAAGTATTCACGATTCAGATATAGATTTAGATAATCACACAGTTGCTTTTCTTATGATTAATACTGATGAGAAAATCAAAAGAATGTGGTTCAAGTTAGATAATTACAGAACCTTTGATTTTAAAAGCTGGAAATTAATCGAAGAAGCAGTAGAATACAAGCAATAAGCGAAACGCCCGAAAGGGCGTCTAGTGTCACGGGTGAAGACACTACTGATGAGAAACCCAAATATAATAACTATAAAGGTGATAACAAAATGAACAAAGAAGAACAAAAACAATTAGCACAGGATACCATCAAGGATTTAATTGGTAATCAAAAGAAAGGCGATTCAATCGCTGAAGATTTGATAGTACTATTAGGTGCGACAGATGAGAATTTTGAAAACCCATTGACGCAAGAATTGGAATATCAAATGGACACATTGACAGGCGATAAACTAAAGGCGCTAAAATCTAGTATTAAAAATGAATTGCAAACTAGGATTAAAATGCCTATAGTACAGCGTGAATCTCTCGACACAGTTAAAGAACCTGAGCGTCATAAGAAATTCAAGCTGACAATTAAAAAGGTTAAGTCTACAATGATTGGTGATGATTTCCCGTTCACGGCTGATGATTTAGGTAAGTTTAAAGTAATCATTACACCATCAAAGAAAACCGCAGAAAAGACATTTGATGAAGAACTTATGACATTAATGGATAAGCACGGCAGGACAGTTGCAGATGTTAGAATCTTTTGTGATAATTTTGCAGGTGAGTAAAAAGTTAAACATTTAACTTTTCAAAACTTAGGACTTTAGCAATCTAGAGTCCTAACTCTTGAAAACTAAAAGCGAGGTGAGGAAAAATGCAGACGGAAAGATATAATAAATTGTATGCCGATTCAAAGGTAAACAAAGACAAAGGTTCTTGCACCGTGTTAGCTGGTTGTGTGGCTTTTGATTTAGATTATGAACAAGGTTATAGGTTACTAGAGAAACACGCACACAGGGTTAAAGGTCGAGGTCTCAGGACTTCGGATTGTTGGGTAGGATATAACGCTATTAATAAGTTTCTAGGTTTAAAAAATAGATACCAAATAAGAAAATATACAAAGCGTGAGATTAGAGTTTTAGCAGATGGTAAGACTATGACTGTTAATAATTGCACTAACTACTTAAACCCTCGAAAGAGTTATATAGTATTCATTAAAGACCACGCTGTAGGTGTTAAGAATGGAATAGTACACGATTGGGCGCAAGGTACAAAATGCCCGTTAGTGGGATTATTTGAAGTTACAGATACAGAGAGAAAGGCAGAAGTTAAGCCTGTTGAAAAAGTGTTCAAGATGGGCGGATTTGGTGGTATACTAGATGCACTGTAAAAACTTAGGGCTTTAGTAATAGAGTCCTAACTCTTTACAATTAAGTAGAGATTTTAATATAACTATAAAGGTGAAAAAAACAAAATGAAAAACCAAAAACTAAAAACAATAGCTGAGTTTCTTGAGTGTGATACTGACCAAATCGAGCAGGGATATAATGAAGATACATTTGAGTTAGGCAATCAAGAGTATCTAGTTTTAACAGATGCTGAGGCATACCAAAGTGCAGAAGATTATATAAAAGATTCTGTATGGGCATTTAATCCGTCATTCCTTGCAGAGCATACAGGCATTGATGAAGGAATATTTGAAGCATTACAGGACAAATGCGAAGATGTAAACGAGTTAATAACAAACTCAATTAAAGATATGGATGAGTTTATTGCTGATGCTATCGGTCAAGATGGGATAGCACATTTTATATCTAGTTATGATGGAAATGAAGAAGAATTAAATGATTTCTTTATTTATAGAACTAACTAGGATTGATTTTAAGACACTAAAAATGCTTAGCCTACTAACCCCCTTAATTGGGGGTTTTTAGGTGTAAGAAGGTCAACTAGGACACCTTAAGAGCCTATTAAATATAAGAGGAAAATAAAATGGACAATACACTAAAAGATGTGCCTGTTGTAACTGAAGAATTTTATACGTCACAGGTTAAGAGAATACTAGCTGACCTTAGCAAGGTTGAAGATGAGAATAGACTTTTAAAATCAGAACTTAGAGACCTAAAACATTTTAGGTTTGAAACTAAAAATTATCACGGTGAGGTAAGGAAAGATTTTACCTTCGGTTGGTTCGAGCATATCGAATATGGCGAGGACGGTGGATGTGGTAATTTTGACATTGAGGTTAGCGATAATACGTGGGAGATAGTCGATTGTGATGGTTGCTATGATGTCCCATCAGAGATTGTTGAAATGCTAGAGAATCGCATTTTAAAGCCTCTCACACAGTCATAAAAACTCAAGGCTTTAGTGATAGAGCCTTGACTCTTTATAACTAGAGGAAAAATAAAATGAAGAAAATAATAGTAAATACAAAGGGTGCTTTTGAAAAAGATGTGCCTATGAGAAAAACGGTAGACTTAACAGATGATATTGGACACGTTGTCCGTATTGGTTTTATGGATGATAAGACTAGTATTCTAGATATTGGAACGCTTATATCTAAGGATTTTTCAAGAGGTATTATAATTATTCGTTCTTTTAAAAGTGGTGAACTTCACGCTTATAATATGGACGGAACTAATTCTACTACCTTTGATGATGCTAATGATATTGAGTTTCAAAGAGATATAAAGACGGACACTTGGTCTGTTATTGGAGGAGTATACTAATGACTAAAAAAGAAATTAATATTATGGAAAGCATTATAGATTCTTTTGTAATTGATAAAGATGATAGAATGTTAAACTTTCCGAGTGCTATTTTAACTATGTTAAAGCATAAGATAAGTCCGATTGAATTAATACTCTATATAGGTGAGTCTATATTTTGGGCTAATGATGATGAAGATTTAAGAAGGTATGAGTACCTTGATGCTGATTCAATTTTTGCCTCTAAGATGACAGAGGCTTACTATAGACTAGAGGAGGTGTAGTATGAAATAAGCAATAGCTGAGTATCACTTGATAAGAGAAGTCCTCGAGAATCGAATCCTCGAGGCTCTCTTTTCTAGGTTTTAGCCTAAAAATCATTAATATAGTGGTTTTTATAGTAAGACCAGTAGAAAGTTAAATGTTTAACTTTTTTAATTTAATATGAGGATAAATGATATGAAATATAAAGTAACTTTAGATGTAACTACTGTTTTCTATACAGATATAGAAGCTAATACAGAAGAAGAAGCAGTTGAAATGGCTAAAACAGAAGCATACCAAGACACTTGGGGTAGTGAAGCTATCTATAGTGGTGTTGAATTAGTAGAAATTGAGGAGGATAACTTATGAGTATAAAAAAGATAGAAAGATTTCCATATCCTAATGTAAAATTAAGTATAGGTGTATGGGAATGTACATTTTATGTACGAGATGATGATGGTAATGAGATACTAAATGATGATGGGACTATTAAAATGTTTGATGCCCCTAATTTAGATTGGTCTCACGTTGCTGAACTTGTTGAACTTGACGATTTAGAGGAGGTGTCTAATGAATGAATATACTTTTGAAATGTTGGTTGATGTCACTGAACAGACTACTATAAAAGCAAAGTCTGAAGAGGAAGCTAGGTGTATCCTACACTCTAGTGATTGCGAATGGGAAGAGGTTAAGTCTCAAGGTGGTGATATTGTTCTAGTTGGTGAACAGGAGGTGTCTAATGAATAAGAAACCACTAATGGAAAGACTAAAGACTGTCTACGACAGACAACAATTCTCTTGGTTCGTCACTGACGGACAAGGTAATACTATGGCTGAGGGTTTAGATGAACTCTCAGCTAGGGAGTATTCTATGCGAGATTCTAACTATTCTATAGGTTGGCTCGATACTGATGCAGGAGGAAATGGGTTCACTAATGAACCTAAAGTTAATGCTGAAGGTATAACTATAACTTATGAGAATAAAGATGTACTCAATGAGGAGGACTTCTTATGAGAAGATTAGAAGGAAAACGGCACGAACCAAATGGATATGTTTTTGATAGAGTTAATTCTAAAGGTGAAGTAGTCTTTAGGAGGAACACTAACGAAACTTTAGAAGAAGTAGAAGAATATCTAAATTTTATGGATATTTTGTATGTAGTTAGGAGTGGTGCTAAGATGCTTTGGATAAAAACAGACAGAGGTGTCTATTCTTATTACTATACAACTGGAAGATGGAATGTTTATCTACCTACTGGATATCCACATAAACATTATAAGTCTAATGGGATATCTGATTTTATACAAAGATTTGCTACTAAAAAGGAGGACTTATGAGATGCAAATGTTGTGATAAGGTTCTAAGTGAGTGGGAATCTAAGGCGAGAGACCCTTTTAGTAAGTCTGAATTTTTAGACTTATGTAATACCTGTAGGTATCACTCTAATCCGTATACTTGGTTAGATGATGATGATGCCATTATAAATAAAGAGGATATAAATATTGACAATCCTTAGAAAATAGTTTATAATATTACTATAGATTCAATTAAAGTTATAACCATTATGATTATCACTTTAGTTGAGTCTTTAGGATTGTTTCTAGTAGTTTGTTTAGAATGGCTCTTGGTTCAACTACTCTAAAAAAAGAACTTAAGTTGCGAGTTAATGTTTTGGTAGTTTTAAACTCAAAAAAAAGAAAGACTACCACCTAATTATTTATATAGATTGTTGTGGTCTAAGAGACCGCCATAGCAATCTCTTTTCTATTGGTCTCAAGGATATAAAAACTATGATAACTAAAGGTATAGCAAAGTACGTCTATCTAGACAGTACGGAAAAATTCAATGGTGAGGATACAGGTAAGTACACCCTAACCATTGCTGTAGATGATAAAGAAGTTAAGGCACTAGAGAAAGCAGGTGTCAAAGTTCGCACTATCAAATCTTATGATGAAGAAGGTAATGAGGACGGAGGAACTTACAGAGCTAGAAAATTCTCTACTAAATATCCGTTGTCTTTTGAAATGGTAAAAACTACTGATGGTGAGGCAATCGGACACGATTTCGGTGCTGAATCTAAAGTTGAGGTACTATGGAAAGCGGGGAATGCACACCCCCAACACGGTGTTGCTACATACTTAACTGCTGTTAAGGTACACGAGCGTACTGAGGGCTATAAATCATCTGATGATGAGACTAATGAGTTCTTCGCATAAAGCCTCTACATTTGTAGAACATAAGCCTTGTCCTGCCTGTAGAGATACAGGTGGGGACAAAGCAGGTGATAACCTCTCAGTCTATTCTGATGGACACGGTTATTGTAACGCTTGTGGACACTATGAGAAAGGAAAGTTAAACGATTTAACTTTTAGTGCCACCACTACCACCACCACTAATCATTCTAAGGAGACACAATCAATGCACCAGTCAACAATTACACCTCGTGGTGTTACTGGTTCTGCAATCAAAGACAGAAGAATCTCATCTAATATAACATCTAAGTTTGGTGTTACTGTGAGTTTCGATAAAGGAGGTAAGGTAGATAAACATTACTACCCATACTTCGACTCTACTGATAGTAACAATCTATTGGGCTATAAAGAGAGAACTGTTGCGACTAAAGAATTTCAAATAATAGGAACTAATAGAGGCTCAGGTCTTTTTGGTCAGGGAGTAAACCGTTCAGGAGGTAAGTACCTAACTATATGTGAGGGTGAGATAGATGCCCTTTCCGTCAGCGAAATGTTTGATGGCAAGTGGCAGGTAGTCTCACTAAAGAACGGCTCTAATTCAGCCTCTAGGGACGTCAAAGAGAACTTAGAATACATTGAGTCTTTTGATAATGTCGTTCTATGTTTCGACCAAGATAAAGCAGGTTGGGAAGCAGTTAAATCTGTACAGGATATTATATCTGTCGGTAAACTAAAGGTATGTAAGCTACCTATGAAGGACGCTAGTGAGATGCTAGTAAACGGTAAGATTAAAGAGTTCACTAACGCTTGGTGGTCTGCTGAACCTTATACACCCGCAGGTATCATTAAAGGTAGTGATACTTGGGAACATATATTAAGGGAT